CCAAGATCCCAATGCCAGCGACCAGACCGGACTGATCCTCTTCTACGTGCCGTCGCAGGGCAACGACACTCCCAACTTCGAGTCGCTTCAGCGCGACGCTCAATACACCTGGACCTCGGCCGATCGCCTCTCGCGCGATCCTGCAATGCAGTTCACCGGTCCCGGCGAGGACAATGTGGTCATCGAAGGCCGCATGTTCCCCTACCATTTCGGCGGCCTGTCCACCCTTGAGCGCATGCGCCAGGCGGGACGCGCGGGCAAGCCCATGATGCTCGTTCGTTTCTATCCTCTGACAAATCCTGCCGGGTACGGCTCAGAGGTGATCGGAAACTACGCCATCAAGCGAGTCCGCACCGCGGAGTCAAAGATCGGTCGCATCGGCATCGCGCACAAGATCGACTTTACTCTGGAGCTGCAGCGCTACGGGGACGATCTCACGCAGACCTCGAGTCTGCTCAACCAGTTCACGGCGACCTAATGTCGATTTACATCACCAAGCTTTACGATCGGCTCGATCGCATCTGCTACGAGCGATACGGGTCGACGGCGAACCAGATCGTTGAGTGGGTCATCGAGCAGAACGACGGCATCGAGCTGCACGGCATCCTCTTGCCTCTCGGCATCGAGATCAACCTGCCAGAGGCGCCGCGCCAACTGACGCAGCCTCCCGTCATCCCACAAGTCTTCCTCTGGAAGTAACTTACCCCCTGGTTCCGCGAGAACCAGACAGGCCGTCCTTCGGGGCGGCCTTTTTGCGTTTAGGAGGCACTGCGTGTCCACGGGCTACACCCCGATCTACCGGGTCTTCAGGAACGGCGAAGATATCACCGGTCAATTCAACGATCGGACTCTTCAGATCAAGGTCGATCTCCAGTCCGGCAACGGAAACGACGACCAATGCACCATCCTGGTCGACGACCGCGACTGGCGCATCGCGCGGCCGACGACCGGAGAGAGCTTGCAGATCTGGCTCGGGTACACCGAGGTCGGCATCGCCTACATGGGATCCTTTGAGATCGACGACGTCACGTTCCTCGGGCCGCCGCGGCAGATCAAGCTGCTCGGCAAGTCGACCGGGTCAAGCGATATCCAGAAGGCCCCGGCGATCCGCGAGTTCGACAACAAGAGCGTCAGCGACATCCTCGGCCAGATGGCCGGGCAGACCGGGCTTGACGTGTCGATCGGCAGTGGCCTCGGGGACATCAAGATCCCCTTCAAGAACCAAGGCGTCAGCAACCTGCATCTGATCCATGAGCTGGAGCGCCTGTCGGGCGCTGTGGCGAAGGTCGTGGACGGCAAGCTGATGTTCGTCAAGCGCGACGGCGGAGAGACGGCAAGCGGCATCGCGTTGCCGACGTTGGTGCTGCTGCCCGAGCACTTCGGCACCTGGCAGGTGCGGTACACCAGCAAGCCAGGTTACGGCCAGGTCAAGGCAGCCTGGTTCGACAAGGACGAAATGGTCCGCAAGTGGGTCGGCTCAGCCGTCACGGGCGGAGACGGAGGAGTCGGACTCTCCAATAAGTTCGGCGGCGCATTCAACATCGGACAGCTCTTCAATTCGGAAGCCGAAGCCAAGGCAGCGGCTGGATCGCAGGCTGAGAACTTCAAGCGTGCAGAAGTTCAAGCCATCTTCGATCTCGCGAAGGGTGACCCCTGGATCAGGGATCAGCAGACGCTGATCGTGTCCGGAATGAGGGACGGCATCAATGGCTCGTACGTCATCGACAAGGTGACCCACACGTACATCAAGAGCACGGGCATCAAGTCCCAGATGGAATGCAAGACGCCGGGTGACGGCGCCAACTACGAGGAAGCTTCCAAAGAGTTCATGCGGCCAGGACCGGGCGAGACGCTCGGAGAATACCTCCGCACCCACCCTGACGTCAGTCGCTGGGATCTGTCCCAGGACGACATCAACGCCATCAGTCAAGGCGGGTTCTAACCCCCAACGAGTATCACATGTTCAGTCAAGAGATCATCGACGCCATCGTGCAGGCGGCGAAGGCCAACGGTTGGCCTGCTTCTGCGCTGCTGGCCGTCGTGGAATGCGAAACGTCCGGCAAGCCGTTCGAGCAGGACAACCACACCCCGTCGCTGCTCTTCGAGCGGCACAAGTTCTATTCCGAGCTGCAGGCGCATCAGCCGAGCAAGCTCAAGACCGCCATCGCTGCCGGCCTCGCCATCCCCAAGTGGAGCCGCAGCACCCAGTACAAGGACCAGGGCACCTCGGCCGGCCGCCTCGCAGTGATTGCGAAGGCAAGGGCGGTAGACGAGGAAGTCGCCAACAGAGCGGCGTCCTGGGGCCTTGGACAGACCATGGGCTTCAACGCTGAGCGTCTGAAGTATCCCAACGCCACGGAGATGGTGGAGGAGCTGTCCAAGGGAATCGACGAGCAGATCGATGCGCTTGTTCGCGAGATCAAGAGCAGCCACCTCGACAAGTTCCTCATCGCGAAGAACTTCGCCTCGTTTGCGCGCGGCTACAACGGCGCCGGCTACAAGCAGAACAACTACGACACCCGGATGAAGACTGCGGACGAGCGCTGGCAGCGGCGTCTGGCGCAGATCTCGGGCGGCGAGTTCTATCCCAAGCCCGGCAAGACCGTTACGATGGTCTACCAGACCAAGCTGAAAGAGCTTGGCTTCGCCATCGGCAAGATCGACGGCGACTGGGGCGATTTGACCACGGGCGCTTGCTCCGCTTTCCAGCGGCGCGAAGGCCTGAAGATCACCGGTCACCCCAACGACGAGACCACGGCGGTGCTCGACAAGAGCAACGACAAACGAGAGGTCTCTCCCGATCGCGCCAACGCTACCGTCGATGACCTGCGCTCTGCGGGCTCGCAGACGGTTGCCGCGGCCGACAAGGGCTCGCTGATGTCGAAGATCATGGTCGGTGCTGGCGCTCTCGGCGGCGCCTCGCAGACCGGTGCGCTCGATAAGGCGCAGGAGATGGTCGACAAGGTCCAGCAGTTCCAGGGGATCATGGACAGCGTCCACACCCTGGCCCATGCGCTCGCGCCCTACTGGTGGGTTGGAGTGCTCGTCGCCGGCTTCATCACCTGGAAGCTCTACGGCAACGTCATCAAGCAGCGTCTGCACGACCACCAGACGGGAGTCAATCTTGGATAACGCAATGGAAAAGGCCGCAGCTGTCAGGGCTGCGGCCATCTACTACTGGGTGAAAGCCCAGCAGTGGTTCACCGGCACGAAGGGCAAGGTCATCGTGGCCTTGGTCGTCCTCGCTATCGTCGCCGGCTACGCTCACCACCTGGGCGCGGCCGGCAAGTCGGACCTGAAGGCTCAGGTCAGACAGCTCAAGGAAGATCTCGCTCAAGCTGACGAGAGGGCGGTCAAGCCGGCCCCGCAGCCCGAGATCCCGTACTGGCAGTGCAACGGTCCGAAAGAGACCAGGCACCCGCAGTGCCGGGACGAAGACGCTGAAGCCGACACGGCTGATCGCCTGAGAAAGGCGGAAACGGCGAAAGCCAATCTCGAAAAGAAGGTCAAGGACTATGAAACGCAGCTGGCTCGCCGGCCTGCGAAAGGCGGCAGCCATATTCTGTCTCCCGCTGATGCTCGCAGCTTGTCAAACATTCGGTGAGACCACGGTGCAGGATCGAGTTGATCTCGATACCTGCATGCGTCTCGCCAGCACCATCAAGCTTCCGCCCATCAAGGCCGGCATGGATGCCCGGGCCGTGATCGCCCGCTATCGGGCGGCCCTGGTGAGCGCGAACGCCAACATCCACGACACGAAGGCCTGTATGGCCCTGCTCGACCGAGCAGAGAAAGACGGTTCCTTCTAATGGATTTCAACCAAGCTCTTCCCTACGTGATGCCGCTCCTCGGCCTCTTCGGCATGATCTCCGGCATCTGGTACCGGGTGGAAGGCAAGATCAACGCTGGCGTCGCTGATGCGAAAGCTGCCGGCCTTGTCGCCCACAAGAGGGCCGAGGATGCCGAGAAGGCGCTCAACGAATTTCGGCTTGAAGTGGTTCGGGAGTACGCCTCCTGGGACACGGTCAAGGCGATCGAGTCCCGCCTCACTGAGCGCATGGACAATCTGTCGGGCCAGGTCATGAAGATGCCGGACCAGATCGTCGAGCGCATGGTCAACATGCTCAGGCTTTCCCAGAATAAATAGCTTGACCGCTCTGTTTGCATTCGATAATTTGCACGAATGCAAATTGTGTGCTACCCCCGGGACCATAGATCTCGGGGGCAGCCGCGCCCCTTGAGATGGGTTCCCCCACCATCAATAGGGTCAAATGACGTTTCAACCGCTCGCCACCGAAGAACGCGCTCGCAGAAAGCAGGTCGTTGAGGATCTGCTGAAGCAGGGCTATCACCCGCAGGGCTCGCGTGGGGGCATCGCCTCCGCCACGAAGACCGCGGAGCGCGTCGAAGGCATCAACTATCCGAACTGGGTCCGCGCTGAAGAGGCGCTGAAGCGCAAGC